GGTTGCCTCCTTTCTATCCACTCGAGCCGAGCTGCTCTCGGCGTTTTGCGTTGAGTTCTCGGTTTCGGGCAGCGATCTCGCTGCGGCTCATCTTCTTGGGCTTCGCATTCTTGACGTTGAAGACCCGGATGAGAGTGAACAGTCGATTCAGATGCCAGGTCTCAACCGCAATGTCAATACCCAAGCTGAAGATCCAGTAGTAGATTAGCTCTGAGGTGATTGTCTCTCTGGACTTAGGCTCTGGGACAATGCTGTTGAACCAAGTCGCCGTCATCTTGGCGTCGATGTACTTGTTGATTGCTTCCAGGTTCTCACTCGACAAACGCTCGAAAACGTCCGGAGGAACATCTGGGGTTACAATCATAAGTCTGATGTAGTCGATCAGCTCTTCCTGAGACTTTTCGTCTTTGCCGAGGAAGGGCTTCTCGTGGATTGACTCCCATTTTGAAAGTGAGACCAGAGAGTGCTCCAGCTCCAAGTCGAAGCCTTCAGCATAGGTGAACTCCTGCGACTTTTGGTCGAAGAGCTCGGCTCCGGGAACAGTAATTGTGAGCACTCTCTGGTCTCCTTTCTAGTTTGTTCAGCTGTAGTTGATCGTCCAGTCGGTGTCGGACGTGTCGGTGAAGGTGTAGCCCTCCGCCGGACGCGCCGTGACGACCGTGTCCTCGGTGATGACGAAGGTGCCCGTCACCGTCTCGCCATCGACCTCGTAGACGACACCCGGCGTGGACGGGACAGTCACCTCGTCGGTGGCCGCGTTGTAGGTCGGAGCCGCGGTCTCAGCCTCAACGAGAACGTCGTTGAAGAGAGAGAGGACCTCGGCCGGGAGGGGCAGTCGAGCGTCGGCACCAGCAGTGCCGTAGAGGATGTCCTCCAGCGCCTGCATGTTGGCCGCGTCCTCCTTGGTGGAGTCGACGGTCAGGCTGGCCGTGGGCTTGATCTCCCGACCCTCGAAGGTACCGACGTCAACCGGGGTGGTCGAAACCTCCCAGCTCATCGTCATCGCCTCAGGCGACTCGTTCATCGTGGCGTAAGCCTTCTCCGAGGGAGCGGCCAGGCAGCCGTAGACCAGGTGGAGCTTGTATCCGTGGTCCGAGCCGTCCACGTCGTTACCGACGCGGGTGCGGTAAGCGAAGCCGAAGGTCTTCCGGCTCTGCTGACCGATTGCCACACCACCGAAGGAAGCCTCGCCATTGCACTCGGCGAAGGCCTCCGGGTACATGAAGGCCTCGATGGTGGCGCCGAACTCCTCGGCACTCACGAGGTTCAGGTACACGATGTTGTCGGCGTACTGCTTGTTGGACTCGGCGCCCGAAGGGGACTCGGTGACGGTCGTCAGACCGTTCCAAGCGTGGCCCTCGCTGTAGTCGCCATTCTCGTCCCGGATGTACAGGACACCTCGATCGACACCGGTCTCGTAGAGCCGCTGGCCGACCTGGTCCCAAAGGAGCTTGGTCATGTGCTTTCCTTTCTAAAAGTACATGTTGAAGACGTCGTGGTTGAGGTTGTCTGCCGTGAAGTGTCGATCGAACCTACACAACGGCAACTTGGCGATCTGATCCGGAATATCGCTATCGGGATCTTGATCGATCACCGTAACCTGGTATCGCTTCGTGTAGCGATAGGGAAGGTTGCCAGCGAACTCGCTATCCGCACTGTCCCGCTTGTAGACGATGCAGGGGTACTGCATGATGAGGTTGGGAGGAGGCTGAAAGTAAACGTTGCTCGAGCCTAGAATGCTCACGAGCAGAATATGGAGCTCTTCTCTCCTAGTCAGCGGGAGTGGCTCTTGGACCATTGTAGACTCCTCCCAACCTCAGCAGGAGGCGGGGGCTCTGGACAGTCACATCAGTAACCTTCCAAAGAGCCCCCGCCCACTCGACAAAGCGGATGGCAAAGAAATGCTGATTCGCATAGGCATCAGCAACGATGCTGATCGTGTTGCTTACGGAAATATCGTCGTTGAGGTTCTCTCCCTCCCGGAGCTGGCGAGAGTTTCGGAGAACATCGCCGAAGTACGCGACCTCGACGATGACATCCTGCCAGACTCCGGGACGGACCTCTTGATTTACTCCGTAGCCGACGACACCGTGAAACTTTGCCATCGTCAGTTACCTCCGGATCAGGGAGTGAAGGTCCACGAGGTGGTGGTACCGGCCGGGATGTAGTAACCCTCCTCGGCGCGGGCCCGAACCTCGGTGGACTCGGTGATCACGACGTCGCCAGTCATCTCGGCGTCGGTCTCGGCGTTGTAGTACTCGACACCGGTGGTGGCCGGGATCGTGATGGTGTCAGTCGCGCCATCCCACGACGGACCGACCGGCGTGGCCTCAGTGCCCAGCTCGCGGCGGACGACGATCGCCGAGTGCGGCTTGGTCAGACCACCGGAGAGACGGGTCTCCTGCAGGTACTTGTGCTGGTTGTAGTCGATGTCGAAGTCCTCGAAGTTCGTGAGCTCGCCACCGCGGTTCGAACCGATGGTGTAGTCCACCAGGTTCACGATGATGGCGTAGAGGCCCTCGTACTCGTTGAAGATGTCGACCGGGACGATGTCCTGAACACCCAGCTTGTCCGCCAGCGCACGCTTGTCGGCGTACAGCGGGCGACCGAAGCGGTCCTCGTCGAGCAGGAGCTCGGTGAGGTTGCTCCGACCGATGAACATCGTCGGGGAGCCCGTACCACGGTACTCGTCCGTCGCACGAACGACCGACTTCACGACGTCCTTGGCCTGGACGTTGCTCGGAAGGGTCTTCTTGATGGAGTAGAGGTCGGAGTCGTTCAGGATCGAACGGATTCCGGTGCCGTCAACGGCGCCCTCCGGGTCCTTGACCTTGTCCTCGTCCGCGGCAGAGCGACCGTCACCGACGAGGACCGCGCGAGCGATTTCCTCCTCGATCATGAGCCGCATCTCGGCCTTCAGCCAGTTGACGACGTCGAAGTCCGTGATGTCCAGGATGTCGTCGCGGTCCAGCTTCTGCTTCTTGTAGATGGTGGCAGGGCCGGTGGTCCGCTTGAGGAGCTTGAACACCTCCTCCTTCTTCAGGTTACCCTTCATGTAACCCTTGGCTCGAGCCTCCGGCTCGGTGATGTCGGCGTTGACCGTCTTCACCTTGGCGAAGGGGGAGTGGCGGGTCCCGCCGAGGACCTTGGAGACCCACTCCATGCGCCGGCTGATGAACTCCGGCGAGTTGGAGAGAGCCTTCGCGTCCGGGAACAGCATGTTGATGTCGGTGATGCCGTACTCGTCGGCGTGCGCCAGCACACCCTCCTTGAGGGAGCCGAGCTTCCGGCCGGACTCGACGATGGTGGCGATCTGCGAGTGGGTGAGCTTGGGGCCGGTCTCGACGCTGTCGTCGGTCCGGTCAAACACGTTGCGGGTCATGTCTGAAGTACCTTCCTGGTGGTTGAGGTCGCCCTCGTCGTTGGTGTCGGAGTTGCTGGTGTCACCGTCGTCAGAGTCGTCGGACTCGTCGGTCTCCTCGGCGTCGTCGGAGTCCTGCTCCGACTCGTCTTCGGTGTCAGTGACGCTGTCGTCGGAGTCGTCATCCGCACTGTGTGCAGCGGACTCCTCGTCGGAAGCCTCGAGAGCGGCTCCGATCATGATGTGAACGACCTCCTTCTGCTTCTCAGAGAAGGAGTCGTAGATGTCCTGCAGAGTTTCGTCGTCACCCTCGGCGTGCTCGACGGAAGCCGAAGTGTCGGCGTGCTGCAGAACAAGACCCGTGTAGATGACAGCCTCGTCCTCGAGCTCGGTTTCGCTGCCGTCAGCGTGCTGAAGGGCAACGAAGTCGATCTTGGCGCCGGGGTTGGCTCCGGCCAGAACCAGGCTGACCTCGCGGATGGCGCCGTGGAACACCTGCTTGGCCTTCTCCACGAGGTTGTTGGCGTAGATCGAGAGGAAGGTGACATCGCCGTGCTGGACCAGCTTCTTGGTGCTCTGGCCCTTGACGGTGTCATTGAAGTAACCCCAGCAGTAAACGCCGTCCTCCCGGTTCTCAAGAACCGCGTGGCCGAGCACATTCTCGGGGTCGGTGTGGCCGTGCTGCCAGACAAGCGGAACCGTCATCTTGTCCTGATGCGCAAAGGCATCCTTCATGATGGTTCGACCGTCGGAGCACTTGAGGCCTGTCTTCGTGGCGTAGCCGCTGAAATCGGCATCTTCCATTTTGACAGTCTCCTTTCAGTTGAGTGTCAACGGCCTTTCGATGCCGTTTGATTGTTGGACTGAGATGACTTGCTTCGAGCATCTTCCAAAGCCTTTTCAATCTTGGCTCGAATGTCCTGAATCTTTCGCTCAAGTGCCTTCACATCAGTAGAGAGGGACTGGCCACCACCATTAGACTTTGTTGGTCCGTTCTCTTTCTCGTAGGCTTCCCGAGCATTCTTGGCCTTCTCACGCTTCTCGCTCTCGGTGAGGGGCTCGCTCTTGGATGAGGCCTTCGACTTGGTCTTGGACTCCGTGCTGCTCGACTCAGAGGTCTTTCGGTCTGTCGCAGACTTCTTGATCTCCACACCGCTTCGCTTCTTGGCGTCCTCAACCAGCTCTCGCAGAACCTGCTGCAGTCGTTCCAGGCGTTTCCGAAGCTCTTCCTGCTTCTTCTCGAGAACGGCTCGACGCTCCTTGCGCTGTCTGGCGTCGTAGGCCTTCTCATTCTTGGTGTTGCCTGGGCGATCGTACTTGCCTTCGTTACCTGTTGCCGCGTCTCGGAACTCTTCTTCAGAGACACCCTTCCTGCGACCCTTGAGCTTTCGTGTTCGAAGGTAGTACTCTCTCGCCTTGGCTGGGTCATACCCAGCCGCGTAGTGAAGCAGCTCGGAGTCGTCGATCATTCGGGGACCCCCAATTCAGCAAACACCTCATCGATTGCCTTGTTAACCCCCTCGTAAGGATCGAAATCCTCTTCAGGATCTGGGGTCGGAGGCGCAGACGTAGGCTGATCAAGAGGCTCAGGCATGTTGCTATTCCTAAGCTGATCCGCCTTCGGGTCGCTCGAGGGAGCCATACCGATGAACTGCCGGAACTCGTTTGAGGTTACGATCTCGTTACGAGTGAACTTGTCCGCCATCTCAGCCAGCTCGCTCATGGGCACCAGCTTGAACGGGTCGCGGAAGTACATGACATCGTGACCCTGAGTACGAGCGGTCTTGGTCAAGAACTTACGTCGAAGCTCCTCGGTGATGGCATTGAGAAGGGGCTCGATGGTGCGGTTCATGTAGTTGAGCATGGCCTTCTCGTCGGCCGTTCCGTTCATGACCTCAGCAGTGATTCCCAGCTGTCCGTAAAGCATCTCCGTGAGGTACTCAACCTGCTTGAGCAAGTTGTTCTCAGCGGGTCGGTTGAGCTGGGTGATCTTCTCGGTTCCGTCAGTGTAGGCGATACCGTACTGGCTACCCTTGAGCTGGAACTCGATGTCCTTTCGGCGCTGCTCGGCTTGCTGTCGACGAGCCTCAGACTTGATCACGTAAGGAAGCTGGATGATCATGTCGAGCTTGCCGGAGCCAGACTGCTCGTCGATAGAGTCGAGGATGCTGAGCTTTCGAATCAGACGCTGAAGAGTTGAGTTCGGCTCATTCATCACCGGGTAGAGTGGGTTCTCCACAATACCAACGGTCGACTTTAGGAGAGTGACCTCCTCATGCCGGCCCGTCTTGTCGTTGTACAGGTCGACACGAACGTGCCTCGGGTACCAGTTGACGATTCGACCGACTCGCATGGTCTCGATCTCAAGACTTCCGCCGCCTTCAGGGCTGACGTTGGTGTCAATCGGAACGAGTGCGATGGTCCCCTGTTCGAAGAGCGATAGAACAATGTCCTGCTTGAAGTGCCGAGCACCTTGGTCGATGTTTGCCTCGACGTTGAAGATGTTGTGAAGTCCGCTGAAGCAGTCTTCCTTGTAGCGTCGGGACTTGTCGAGCTTGACGTGGCGAATATCGATCTGCGCAACATCCACACTGATTCGAGTGTAGATAGACGTGATGATCGAGCGTTCGTTGTAGACCCGGAAGCGAGCTCGATCAGGACGAGAGGCAGAAGCTGCCCCCAGATCGGGTGAATAACGACGGTAGTCATCATTCTGGTCCACAAACGCGTTCCACGCGTGAGCCAATCGATCACGAAAACCCATGGGTCACCTCCTTCCTAATCTGCGTCATTCGAACGCCTCCTTGTTGGCCTTGTATGCGACGTAAGCATCCATGAGGGCGGCTACGTTGTCGATCTTCTCCTCTTGGCGCTTCTTGTAGAGCTTTCGGTTTCCGTTAGTGTCCTCAACGGTGATGGCGTTACCCATGGCAAACGACATCAGGGCTTGATCGAAAATAAGAACTCGTTCTTCGCTCAGAATCTTAAGCTCGCCGAGAGGAACCGACTCAGTGCGGGCCCCCTGAATGACCTTCTCAACGCCAAACGGAGTGTTCTCCGCTTCCCAGCGTTGGACGAACTCCTTGGCGTTGTATGGGTCGTAGCCAAAGGCCCGAACGTCATACTCTTCCGACAGGATGAACGCGTCAAGATCGTCGTACACCTCCATCATGTCGAGAACGTTTCCGTTCATGACGTGGAGGCTTCCTTCCGCAATGAACTCCTCGTACTTCTGTCGCATAGCGCCCGGCAGCTTCATCAAAGTCAGCTCGGTGATGTAGCTGCGAGTCTTGACTCCGTAGCGTCCGTTGCGCATGGGAAAGAGGAACGTGAAGGCGCAGAAGTCATCACCCTGAGAGAGGTCGGCACCCAAAGCACAGGGCATCTGCCAGAACTTCTGCGGGCGATGGGGGACCGTCTCTTCGTAGGTGAAGAAGTAGGTGTAGCCCTCCATGGGAATTCCGAATCGCTTGGCCAGAATATCGTTTCGGGTGGCGGGAGCCTTCTCAGCCCTCTCCACGTCCAAGTGATAGGTCTGGTAGGACACGGTCTTTCCGAGGTTGGGGTTGGCCTTCAACCACATCTCCGGGTGGTTGACCTCATCAATCTCATCCAGCTTGTAGTGCCAGATGGAAATATGAGGAGCCGTGTACTCACCCTTGAGGATGCTGTGCAGCTCCATCTTGATCGTGTCACCAGAACTGTTTCGAACAGTTCCCTCTGAAGAGATGGCCACGATCAGATAGTCTTCGACCTTGGATGAGCCCTGCTCGATGGCTCCGATGACATCCTCTCGAATATCGCCGGATAGCCACTCGTCGACTGTTGCACACTTGGTCTGGAGACCCTGAAGCTTGTCGATAGACATGGGCCGGATCTCAAGAATCGACCCGGTAAGGAAGTTTTCAATCCCCTTCTTAGTGGGGACAAGCTTTTGGCGAAGAGCTCTCGATCCGGTCGTGTTCTGGATCGAGCCCTCGGTCAAGAACTTAAACAGAGGTCCTCGAGACCGAGTGATGGCTGTCTTGAGAGGCAGCATAACCTCTTCAGCCTGCTTCATCGTGGGGGCAGTCGTGATCTGTCGGGTCGTCGTCGTGTCGATGTTTAGAAAATAACTCTGCAGACAAGACGCATACATCGACTTCGCGGCACCTCGAGCAACGATCAGGTACTGCTTGAGGATCAGACGCTTCTTGATGGTCTTTCGCACATAGCGACCACCACGACCGTTCTTGTAGGGCTCATAGACGCTCTGCTCCTCGAAGTACCACCACCCAAAGATCTGCTCCGCCCAAAGTTTGAATGTAGGGAGAAGATGCAGATCCGAGCCGTCGGTCAAAGTCAACTCGTTCTCGCAGTAGAGAATGAATCCCTCCACCGGAGCCGGGTCATAGTAGACATTCGGGTTGGCGATGAGATCATCAATGCGGTTCATCTCCATCGAGATCTCTCGATTCACAGGAATATCGCCCCTGAGAACCGCGTCGCGGAACTGACCATAGTAGGTCGGAACCGCAGTGTTCGACAAACTCATCGCCAACCCTCCTTTCTTACTTCTCGCCCTTCTTGGGCTTCGGTGCGATTCGGACCCCAACATCCTTCATGAAGTCCTTACCCTTAACGCCCTTCTTGTTCTGCAGAGCGTTCTCAACCGCAATCGAGGTCGCAGTCTTAGCCACACGAGTGAGCTCATTCCGGCCGATGTCCACAAGAAGATCTCCAACGAACTTCTTGACCTTACCCCCACGAGTCGCAGGCTTCTGAACCGTCATGACCTGAGCGTACCTTCGCTCAAGATCCAGACGATTGATCAGAGCC